CAGCATCTTTATAGTATCTAGCTTGTACGTCTACCTCTGGCCATATGCTCATAATATTATTATATAGCTCTGGGTCTAGTGTTTTAACTTTGTGTAGTTGTTTCGCAGCCTCTGCGTGTAATACAGTAGCCACCCTTAAACTATCTTTGTTGAATATCTGCATATCGTAGACTTGACAATACTCTATATCATTGTCGTAGAAATACTTAAATATATCATTTTGTTTCCAGTCGTATATTGGTTTGCCTAATGTAGCGTTTTTCAGTGCTGGATTTTTAGTCAAATACGAAACCTTACTATTTGTTATACCGCTGAATCTTATCAAACTTTCATCAGCTCTAATACCTACCAGCGTACAAACTCTTCTGTTTTTCTTTTCAAATAAAACTTTATCAAACTTATACTGGTCGTAAACTCCTTTCAGTGTTATAGCGCAGTCTGGCTTAGGCACTACCCAGTCTCTGTTTTCATCCCACTGTATATATTTCTTCTTCTCTCCTAATATGTATATCTCACTTTCTAGCTGAGTCGCATAATACTTAAAGTTATACTTAGGATTGTCTACAAACGTCAATACAAATTCTCTTACCGAAGTGTTAATTGTTTCCTCGTCTCTAAATATTACATTTATCTTATCTGTGTAGCCTTCTTTCTCAAAATACTCTTCAACTAATTTTAACATAGCCAAACTATCCTTACCTCCAGAAAAACTTACCCAGACTTCATCGTGACTATTATATATTTTGTCTATTCTATCTAGTGCAGCCTCGTACACATTTCTATCCTCGTATATTAAATCCTTAAGAGTCGCCATCTACATCAAATTCTATGAACTTTAATATTCTCTTGCTATCTGTAATCTTATTGTCGTCATAAACCTCTGCTATGTAACGTAAAACTCTTTGTGATATATTCTCTGAGTCTTTAAAGTTGTTTTTTAATCGCTTCAGAAAACCATACCATATCTCTAGCTCATCTTCGTTTGTGAAGTATATAGTGTAGTCATTAAACTTTTCATTTGTCACTCCGTCAATAGTATCCGTATCCTTATCGTCTACATCCTTAAACAGTGCTGGATTCAAGTCCATACCAAACGAGTCTAAAGTCATAGGGTTGTAGTCTACCGATAGCATATCATAGTCCCACTCTCCGTAACTTAAATTGTCTTTTATTAAAAACTCTTTACACCACTCTTCATACGTCTTAGGCATCTTGCCTTTCTCTATTAACTTATCGTTCATCTTATCCGCCATATCTTGCGTAAAGATTTCTACTGGTATTTTCTTCCAGCCCAACTCAGTCATAGCTCTATACCTCATATTGCCTCCTATAATCTTATAGTCTACATCTAAAGTAATTGGCTTTAGTTTCATAAATTCACTAGCTTCGTCTACACTCTTGACAAGCGCCTTGTATTTTAAATCCTTTATGTATCTAGGATTGTTGTCATTTAGCTTCGCTTCGTTAATTGATATATGCTTCATATTCTGGTTTTAATTCGTTCATAGCCTCTTTTATATAGCCTCTTATTTGTTCTGTTTTTTCATCCTCTTTTTCTTGTAGCTCTGGAAACTTTAATCTTATAGCGTCCTCTTGCTCTATCTCCATACATAAGAGTCTGTATACTTTGTAGAATCTACGCTCATAATTCTGTACAGTATCAAAAAGTTTGTAAGAGTGCATCATTGTGCAGTGATTTTTACCTAAATAATCTCCTATTTTTTGATAGGGTATTAAGTGCGCATCTCTCAGCAACTTAGTGAATATTGTTCTTGCATATACTACATCTCTTTTCCTACTATTATCTTTAACATCAATATTTGTATAAAATAAAATTCTTTCTCTTATGTAGTCTAATGTTGTTTCGTCTATTATCATAGTGTTCCTTTAATTAAAAATTCATTAACGTCAAAGTCTGACTTCTTGTACTCCTCATAAACTTTGATTGCTTTCATAACCTCATCCTTACCCTTGTTGTAAAAATCCTCTGACACATCCCATACCGCTATATCTAAGTTCTTCTTGTCTATACAAAGAAACTTAAAGTCCTTGTAATCAACTCCAAATAACTCACAATATATATAAACTTGCAAATAATATCTGTACTTCTGCGCAGACCTATCAAAGTTTTTAACGTCAATAGTTGTCTTCAAGTCTATAATGCCACCAGACTTCTTAAATATGTCTGCTTTAGCTCTAAAAGGATAGTCGTTTATTAAACCAATAGCTGGTATCTCAGTCACGCTATTACGCATCATATCCATAGCCTTACTATTTTTGCTTAGTGCATCTACTAATCTTTCTGCATCGCTTCGCTCCTTAGACGTAAACACATCTGGATACTCAGCCTTTGCTTCTCTAAACTTCTTAGTGTTCTTACTAGCTACATCAACAAACACAACGTCATCCATTTTCTCTGGCTCTAATATCATTGTATGAAATAACCAGCCATCTCTTAAGGCTTGACTGCTCTGCTCCTTGCCATACTTCATAGCGTAATGATAAGTCTTAGGGCTATCCAATAGCAATTTTAAACTGCTGGAGGAAAACACTGTCTTTCCTAAATACCCATAGTAAAACTCGTCTGAGTATGCGTTGTCTATTAATTCTTTTATGTCGTGTTCTGTGTTATCTAATAGTTTTATCTTCATTGTTTTTTTCTTCTAATCGCCTAACCTTTGCGCTCAGTCCTTCAACTTGCAACCAAATCTTACCCAGAACATTCTCTAGCCTAGCAACTCTTTGTTTAGTGTTATACTTACTTTCTTTCATTTATATAATAGCATTATCTAATATCTGTATCATATGACGAATCTCACTTCTTTCAAACTTACCCTCAATATTTGCATTATAAGTCTTAAAGGTCAGACTGTACATATCTTTGTCTTCTCTTTTGTCTGTTTTACCTAAGTGATTGATTTTTAAATCGAATTTCATTTTGTTATAAATTTTGCTAGTTCTTTGTATTCGTCTTTCAAATACTCTTTTTCTTTGTATACCTCATCAAAGGTTAGCTTAGTTATACTAGGCAAATCCCTAAATAATTCGTAAGCATAAAAAGTTAATACAGTACCGTCTTCCAGTTCCATATTAACCTCTCCATTGTTTCCTCCCCATAGGGACACTGTTTTCTCTATATATATTTGCTTTTCCATATTATCCTATTCTAAATATGTGATAAAATTCTCCGTCTATTGTGCTTTCATACTCGCTTCCATCATAGTGTGAAAAGTGATGACCATAACCGTCTGAATGATACACATTTCTAGCAGTCTCTTCCCAATCTACTTCTACCCAGTCTGGGAGTCTTTTCTCTATATAGCAGTCTTCTGTAACTTCTTTAATTTCCTCTACATATATGTCCCAGATATAATCTTCGTGTATAAACCTATACTCTTCTCCGTCAATTTCTATAAAGAAATCATCGTGATGATGAAATACCATATTTTCTAATGCTCTTACCTCATCTTTATATACTTTCAATTCTAATTCGTGTGATATACATTCCAGTACATCTCGCCTTTTTGTTTTTCCCATTGTTTTTAGTGTTCTAATATTTCTATAAATTCTGCGTGTTCTCTACATTCTGAGCATATATCAGTGCCCAGCCATCGGTCTGCACCGCAACAGTCAGAAGACTCAAACCATTCCTTGTTAGGTCTAGCTTTTTTTCTTATCCATTCTCTTATCGGTCTAGGTAACTTAAATCTCATAACCAACCGTATTTGTGTTTCACTTTAATCCACCAACTAATATGCTGATACTCTTGCTCAGTATATATATGGATTCTTCCGTTCTTGTCTGTTATAGCGTGTAAACCGCTAGGTAAAATTTTGTGCGTCATTTTAGTTATCATTTAGTTTGTTGTAAAAATACTCTTCTATTTCTTCTATAAGTTCTTGGTCTGTAACTACTTGTCTGTTCTGCAAGTCGTAAACCTCTAACACTTCTAATTCGTGTGGCTCTGGAGGGTCAAAGTAATTTCCTAGTCTACCTAAAAAATATTTATACTCTACCTCATATTCGTTAAAATTACCGTCTGTGTAATTACTTGTTACTCTTGTCATTTGCTATACGTAAATCAAGGTTATCACTTCTTAGTTTATGCAACGTTTTGTCTAAAGCCATCTCTCGCATTTCTAATCTATTAGTATATAAATACATTTCTGTGATACACTTTATAAGATTATTGAATGTCTTGTTGTCTGGTCTAGACTCTTTCCAAGCCACAAGCTGATTGCCTATGACTTGAAAGTTTGCCTCATATAACTGCTTATCCAACAACTTCATCAGCACCAGATAATTGTTTATACTCTTCTCTTAATTGTAGTAACTGGTCATATAGTTTAGTCTTATTACCTTTAATACCAAAGTAATTCTTAACATCTGTTATTCTCCAGTTTTTATGTGGCTTGATACCTTTTTGATACAAGCCTAAATCTCGTATACTTATAACTAAGTTATACCAGCCTCTTGTCATATAGCCGTCATTAATTGCAATGACTGCATCTTTTGAAGTCGAATCAGCTACAAACTGACTGTTTAATACTTCTGTTGTTGCGATTAATACTTTACTCATTGTTTTATAGATTATGATTAATATGTAACAAGATAAAGAAAAATAACGATACCAACAAACTTATGAACATTTATTTTTTCTTAAAGTGTTCTTCCCATACGTTTACGTGCGTGGTTTCCTCATACCAATTTACTATACTAGCTTGTTTTTCTGTTAGCATATATACTTCTTTCTTTATTTTACTTCTGTCCCACATTGTAGTCTTTGGACAGTTACTGTTTTCTAAAGTAGGAAGCTCTAGTTTATTGAGCCAGTACATATAATTTCCTTTAGCATCATTAACAAAGTATATCTTCACTGTGTCGTCTGGTAGGCTCATCAGTTTATCGTACTTTGCCTTTTCTAGCATTTTAGTCTCGTAGTATTTGTTTCTAAACTTCATTTCTATCACACAATTCAATCCTTTCGGAGTAGTGCCTCTTGCATCATAAAACGTATTTTCATCTCCGCACCACTCTAGTTTCCATCCATCTAAATTTAACAGACCAATAGTTGCTTTTTCATATTTCTCTACTAAATTCATTCTGCTGGTCTATCTATGCTTAAAAAATGTTTGTTTAATTCATCTATCCATTGTTGCCACCGTTTCTTGTTACAACTGCAAGGTATCCAGTATTTCTTGTTAAATACGTCTGCGTAATATCTAGCTACCATTTTAGCTTCGGCACTAGTAGGGTTAGACTTGCTCTCCCTAAACGCTTTCCAATTATCATACTGCTCCCTAGTCATTTCCTTGTAAATTTAAAATTATCTAGTTTTTCCTTACGCTCTTCACAACCGCAGTCTTCTCCCCATATTTTTTTCACTATCCACTCTATACCAGTGTATCTAAATATCTTTTGTAGTGTTGTACCTAATTTCATAGTTGAAACTTTTTTATATTCCACAATTTACTAAAGCCCTTTAATGTATCTATTAATGATATCTGTTTTTTACTTTGCTTCCATTCTTTCTTCCAGTAAACACTCTCTACACTACACTTGCTGAGCGGTATATCTTTGTTATCGTCATCAAAACTGTGTGTTACATATAAAACGACCACTTTTTTTGTGTGCCAACTATCCGCAATGCGCTCTAAAACTAACCTCTGTCCAGTAGGAATTTCATTGCCCTTGCGCTTTACCTCCATTAGTATTAAAACTTCATTATCAAACTCTAACACTACGTCAATGTCAGTAGGGTGTATATTACCACTCTCTACACCAGTAAAGTCTATAGTCTGTTTTACTTGTTTACTGTTTCTTATTAGGCTCATATGTTTTTTTCGTATATTAACTTTATCTGTTCTTTAATTCTTTTTACTGTGTTATATAAAGAGTAGTAGCTTATTCCAGTCTCTCTGCTCAATACTGATATTTTTTTGTTGTTGTAAAAAATCTCTTCAAATATAGTTTTGTAGTATATTTTCCTAAGAACGTCACTATCGTACTCAAAAACTCCAGACTCTATACTTAATGTGTTTTTATTTAGCCACTCATTCAGAGCATTATATTTATCGTCTAACTCTTGACCCTCTATGTAGTCTTCGTCAATGCTATCCTTAATGTTTTCATCAGATATTATAGAGTATTTTTTTTCCTTCCTCTTCAAGTCAAAAACCATATTTCTAAGTATTAAATAACACCCAAAAAAATTCGGCTCATCGTCATTATATAAATAATCTGATTTTGTTAAGTGCATTTTCACGTAAAATTCTTGCACTATATCTTTTGCAGTCTCAATATTGCATCCTAAATCCAAGACGTATCCCACCCATAGTCTTTGGTATTTATGCAGTTTACTCGTCATAAGGCTTTATGTATGTAATACTTAATAGTAATATACCTAACATAAACTGGTGTATCACTTGCACACCATCTTCCTTATCGTCTTCATCGTATAAATATAAAAAACCCAGACCTACAATAAAATGAAACTGTATGACTGGATTATATTTATTTGTAGCCGCTATTACTAAAACAAGCAAGACTAAAAAAGAGAACATTCCGTATATTATCATAACAAAATTTTCCCCTAATATACAAATTTATTTTAAACTTTCTTTAAAAATCTTTTCGCTCTTGCGTCTTCGTCTATTTTTTGTATTATAACCTCATCATTTACGCTAAAACCTACGTTGTTTCTAATAGACCTTAGCCTAACTGGATAATCCATTGGCGTTGGTCTACCGCCAGTCTCAACCTCTTTTACTTTTCTTACGTGAATATGTGTTATCATATAATCCGAAGGGTGTTGTACGTATCTATGTATTACCCAAAAGTCATCAGCCCTATTAACAAACTTAGCTCCTCCCTCTACGTCTCCAGCTTGTGGAGGCAATGGATAACCAGCATATTCGTGGTCTATCCTATGTAACATTCTAATAGCTCCAGTATTTGCGTGGACATTCAACCAAAGCGTTATTTGATTCTGTTTGCAGAATATACGAAACTCTGTTGTTGCTTGATAATCGTACTCGTGACCGCCTAAACTAGCCATTAACTTTGGGTCTTTAGCTAGTGAATTGTAAGGGTCAATAAAAAAACCATCATAGTCCCACGCTTGTTTATACTGAGTGCCTATATTCAACAAGTCTCTGTATGTATAAAGTTTCTCTGTGTTTATTATCTTAAAGTAATCGTTTATGTAGTCAGTGTATTGTATAAAATCGTCTTCTTCTATCAAGTTTATTGGCTTCATAGCCAAATACTCGACCAGCCTTCTTATTATACTGTGAGGCTCATTTTCACTAGAAAATATTAACCACTTCTTTTCATACTTTATCGTGTAACACATCATCAAAAAAAGGACTGCTGAAGTCTTACCTACGTTCGCTTGTCCTAGTATTACATTAAAATTAGTTGGCTTGAATCTTATGTGTTCGTCTATGTCTGGAAAGTCTAGACGCAACCCCTCTTTTATGCTGCCGTTTCTTATCTGGCGTAGCTTCTCCAGTTGCTCATTATAGTTTATTATCATTGATTGGCGTTAAAAAAGGCTACCCTTAATTGAGTAGCCCATAAATATAGTGATTTTGACTAAAACGGCAAATCCGCTTCTCTGTCTGGCATATGCTCTTTAGCAGTTACCTCTTGCTTTGCCTGTACTTTCTTGAAGGTCTTAGCGTAGTGCTTGTCTGGATTTTTCTGGCTTCTTAATATATCGAAGTTTAACCATCCGTTGTTTTCATCTGCTAGTTTCTTGTTAGCCTTTAACCATTCACTCATTTCTTCTGCTCTTATAGATACGCTTGACACTATAAAGTCAAACTTACCCTTTTTGCAAAATAAGAAATTTAAAAATTCTGTTTCTCCACTCATAATTATTGTGTTACCCAATTAAACATTATTTGCGCATCCTCCAGAACAGACTGTACATCACTCTGTCCTCTACTAGCGTGTAATTCTGATGACGCTTTTATACACGTTTGTTTGATTATTGACGTCTGTACATCTGCTTTAGGTGTAGACGTTTTATTGCTAGGCGTGAAACTCTTGTTTTGAAAATTGTCTCTCACTAGCTTAGCGTTTCTCATTTCTTCATTGCTAATGGT